GATCCTCGATGATTATGCTTCCCCCATCAATCCAAATAACTTTCGTCCTATGCACCTGCATTTCTCATCTCCTTGGTTCGGTCAAGAATGCAATCAGAGAGCGACGAGATGTGCAAGTAGCTTTGGATCTAATCAAATTGAAAATCAAACACGGCGCGCTTGGATTGACCAATGACGGGTAGGCCCTCCGACTTTACACAGGCTGTTGCTGACGCGATATGCGAGCGCTTAGCCGGAGGTGAAAGCCTCCGCTGCATTTGCGACGCTGAAGACATGCCGGGAAAGACGACCGTCTTCCGTTGGCTTGCTGCCAATGAGGACTTTCGGAACCAATACGCCCGCGCCCGCGAAGTGCAGGCTGACACGCTGTTTGATGACATCCTCGATATAGCCGACGACGCGCGAAACGACTGGATGGAGCGCCGCGGCGAAGAGGATGCAGGTTGGCAGGTCAACGGCGAGAATATACGCCGATCGCAGGTTCGCATTGAGGCGCGCAAATGGATGGCCGGAAAGCTGCGCCCGAAAGTCTACGGCGATAAGCTCGACATCGATCTGAATAACAAGGTCAATTTTGTCATCAACGCAAAGCCCATGTCAGAGGCCGATTGGCTGAAAGAGCATGGAACAGACGAAGATCAATAGAACCGCATGGGCGCCCCAAGCTGGACCGCAGACAGCACTTATTGATTGCCCGTTCCGCGAAATCTTCTTCGGTGGCGCCCGCGGCGGCGGTAAGACTGATGGCGTTCTAGGCAAATATGCCATCAAGGCGGCGACATACGGGTCTGCCTTCAATGCGTTGTTCTGCCGTCGCGAGCTGCCAATGCTTGATGACGCGATTGAGCGCAGCAAGGAAATATACGGCAAGATCGGCGCCGATTGGAATGAGCAGAAAAAGACGTGGGTGTTTCCTGGCGGCGGGCGCCTTCGTTTCCGGCCGCTCGAGCGCGTTCAGGATGCCGACAAGTATCAAGGCCAGAACGTAACAGACGCTTGCGTAGAGGAAGCGGGGCTTTATCCAGACCCGAAGCCCATCGACCGAATGTTCGGTGTCCTTCGGTCTGCGAAGGGTGTGCCGACGCAATTGCTGTTGACCGGCAATCCGGGCGGCGCTGGCCAGCACTGGATCAAGCAGCGCTACATCGACCCGGCGCCAGGCGGCATGAAGTTGTTGGCGCGTCAGCTTCCGAACGGCAGGGAGCATCGATATGTTTTCATCCCGAGCCGGATCGAAGACAACAAGCTGCTGCTTGAGAATGACCCTGATTACATCAACAACCTTTATCTGGTCGGTTCTGACCAGCTCGTAAAGGCGTGGCTCTCTGGTGACTGGAACGCGATCGAGGGTGCATTCTTTGACTGTTGGGACACTCGCAAGCATATCATTCGTCCTTTCGCCATCCCGCGCGACTGGACGCGATTCCGATCAATGGATTGGGGATCTGCCAAACCGTTCTCCGTCGGATGGTGGGCAATCGCTGGTGATGACTATCCGACCGAAAACGGTGTCATACCTCGGGGCGCTATCGTCCGATATCGCGAATGGTACGGCTGCAAATCTGGCGAGGCCAACGTAGGTCTGAAGCTGACGGCCGAAGAGGTTGCACGCGGCATCGCCGAGCGTGAGGGAGCGAAGTTCGACCCCGACACGAAGAAGATGATAGAGAACCCGACCGAGAAGCTTGCCTATGGCGTGCTCGATCCCTCTGCTTTCGCAGAGGATGGTGGCCCGTCGATCGCGAGCCGCATGATGCGCGAGACGAAATTCAAGGTGATGTTTCGCCCCGCTGACAATGCCCGCGTCTCTCAGCGCGGTGCCATGGGTGGCTGGGACCAGATGCGCGCCAGGCTAAAAGGCGACGGCCAGCGCCCCGGATTGTTCGTGTTCTCGACCTGCACGGACTTCATTCGCACCGTGCCGCTCCTGCAGCATGACAAGGATCGAGCCGAAGACTTGGACACCGACGCAGAGGATCACGCCGCCGACGAAGCCCGCTATGGCTGCATGTCGCGTCCGTATCTACCGACCAAGCAAGACGATCCGTCCAAGCCGAAACAGGACTACAAGCCGCGTGGCGACAATGCCGGCGCAGGGGATTGGGTGACATACTGATGGCTCAGACTTCCTACGCCGCCTCGGTTACATCGCAGGCGAGCAATTACGACGCTCCGGCCTCTCCGGTCGAGATGGCAAACCATGGTGTTCTCAAGCGCCAGTATCTCGATTATCTGACTGTGAAGGATCTTGAGATCCGCGAGCAGCAGAACGCGCGCCGCTACTATCACGGTGTCCAGTACACCAAAGAGCAGATCAAGGTTCTCAACAAGCGTAAGCAGCCTGTCGTCACATACAATCGCATCGGCCGCAAGATCAATGCACTGATCGGTTTGCTCGAGCGTCAGAAGCAAGATCCTCGCGCCTTCCCACGCACACCGAACAACGAAGATGGCGCCGAGATTGCAACGGCCGTGTTGCGTTATGTGTGCGATGAACAGGATTGGGGCACTAAGTCACCGATCTGCGGATCATTCGGCGCTGTCGATGGGATTGGTGGCGTCGAACTCAATCTGACGCAGGGAGACACCGGCGACATCGATATTGGCCTTGAGCCGGTCGATCCGTCGTCATTTTTCTATGACCCGCGCTCGCTCAAGCCGGACTTTTCTGATGCTCGCTTTATGGGCATCGGCAAGTGGTCGGACATTGACGCTGCGATCGAGCTCTTTCCGCAAAAGGCCGACGAGATCCGTGCATCCACGGAAACCGGCGCCGAACTGACCAGCAACCCGGATAGCGATATCAAGTGGGTGACAGGCGGCGACGGCACGCGACGGATTCGCATTGTCGATCACTGGTATCTGAAAAACGGCGAATGGTACTGGTGCATCTATACCGGTTCCCTGATCCTTGGGGAGGGCAAGTCCTACCTGAAGGACGAAAAAGGCCGGTCGATGTGCAAGTACATCGTGTACTCGGCCAACATCGATCAGGATGGCGACCGTTACGGTTTCGTTCGCAATATGCGGTCCAGCCAGGACGAAGTGAACCAACGCCGCTCAAAGGCGCTCCACACGCTCAATTCCCGGCGCGTCATCGTCGAGAAGGGCTCGGTTGATGACGTCGAGCAGATCCGACGTGAAGCGGCTCGACCTGATGGCGTGATCGAGGTTGCACCAGGCACGACGCCGCCGACCTTCGACGATGCTGCCCGTGGTCAGGAACTGCAAGGCCATCTGGCGTTTCTTGAGGACGCGAAGAACGAGATCGAGAACTACGGCTTCAACCCGGCGCTGATCGGGCAGGGCGTGCAGGATATGTCCGGGCGCGCTATCCAGCTTCAGCAACAGGCCGGCATTGCCGAGCTTGGTCCGTATATGCTCGCCTTCCGTGGCTTCAAGATCCGCGTCTATCGCGCCATCTGGTGCGCCGTGCAGGAGCATTGGACATCGGAGCGCTGGATTCGCGTCACCGACGATCAGAAGTTGGCTCAGTTCTTTACCGTCAATAAGCTCTCGATCGATCCGGCCACCGGTCAACCAACGCTGGTGAATGCCCTAGGCTCGCTCGACGTGGACATCATCATCGATGAAGGCCCGGATGAGATCAACATGCAGGGCGATGCATACGACACGTTGACGGCCATGAGCCGCAGCGGTCAGCCGGTACCGCCGGAAGTTCTGATCGAGCTTTCCCCGCTGGCCGGCTCTGTAAAACAGCGCGTCTTGGGCATGATCGAAAACGCCAAGCAGCAACAGGCAACGCCGAACCCGTTGCAGGCCGCGCAGGCGCAGGCCGAATTGCAGGTCACACAGTCCAACGCAATCCTGAAGCGCGCACAGGCTCAGAAGGCAATGTCTGAGGCATCGAACCCGAAACAGCAGGGCGCACCGAGCGACCTCGATGTGGTTCGCAGCGTTGCCGAGATCCGAAACACCAACGCGCAGACAGCGAAGACGCTGGCCGATGCGCGTAAATCAGATGTCGAGGCTCAACTGAAGC